GACAAGATGTAAATTCAAATTTAGAAAAACTTAATGATATTAATATTGAGGGTCTTAGTCAAATAGATAAAGACATAATGCAATTCAATATATTAGGTATGAAAGCAGTATCTACTTTTTTAGGTGCTTTATTACAAGAACATAAAGGAAATCAACATGAGAAAACTCATTGATCGACCATTTACCAATCATATACGAAATTTAGATCGTATGACAACAGAATTAAGTCCACATATGACTGAATTGGAAATAGATCAGGTAGTGGAATTCATGGTCAAACTTAAAGATACCAAACATGATATTAACCCTTCAATTGAAGATTGTAAAACACAATTAAAATTGATATTAGGTTCAGATCGGTATGAAGAAATAGTATGGCAATGGAAAATGAATAATCAGAAAATTCTTACAAGTTTTGGTACCTTAAAATATCAAAATAAATTAGATACCGCTGATAAAACATTATATGATGGATTAGACCCAGAAGATAATCCTAATGATTATACAAAGGTATATGTATGAGCAAAACACTTAAAGACCTAGGTAAAAACATTCTTAGACCAGATGTTAATTCTAATTTAGAACATACTTTTGATATGGCACCCACGGAAAAACAATCAGAACAGGCCGTGGTAGTAAAGGAAAAACGTACACCATATGCAGTTAAAGCACCTGGTCGTGGTGGTGCAAGAAAGAACAGTGGACGCAAGAAAGGTTCAACACAGAAACTTAGTGGTACATCAATATTAGACGCAATTGCACATATTGATATGCCATTTGAAGAGGGACTAGCATTAGACTATAAACGAGCAAGAGATGAGGGTGACTTGCATGTGATTCAACGCTATCAAACAATGATCCTTGCTAAAGTAGTTGCTGACAAACAAGAATTAGATATAACAAGCAACGGGCAAACATTAGGGGCAAGTTTTACGTTCCCTACAATTGAATTGCCTGAATGGCAAAATGACACAACCAAACATTGATATTCCTTTATACGGTGAGCAGAAAACAATTCTAGCAGATTGGCTCACTACTGATAAACACAATATTGACATTGTGCCCGTTGGTAGTGGAAAGACATTCCTAGCAGCAATTGCTTTGCCAATATTCGCTAGTGACCCTCGCTATCATAAAGGAAAGGACATTATCTATAGTGCTCCAACAGGCGCCATGATTAAGTCCTTAATTTGGGAGCCACTAAAGCATAGTTGTATAAAGTACTTTGGTTTAGAGGATCAAAAACATATCAACAACAGTGAACTTACAATAAAGTTCCCCAATGGCGTGTTCATTCGTTGCAAATCAGCAGAGATGCGAGAAAACTTAAGAGGTCTTAACGTAGGCGTATGGGTAGCAGATGAGGCAGCACTATACACACAAGATACATTACAAGAGATTACAAACCGTCTCAGACCAAAGGTAGGTCAGCCTGACACATTCGGTCGTCTTATTGTTATCTCAACACCTAATGGTAATGGTCCATTATACGATTTGTTTCAGGCTGCTCTTAGAATGCCAGAAAAGTACAATGTCAGACATTTCAACTATCTACAAATGCGTAGTGGTAATCGTAACTTCATTGAAGAACAGAAACGAATATTAAGCCCATTAAAGTTTGCACAAGATTACATGTGTAGTTGGGACCAAGTAGAGAATCAATTCTTCTATACATGGAACAAACACAAATATACAGTAGATACATTGGAAGATCGTGGCGGAGATTTATATAGTTTCCATGACTTCAACAAAAGAAAGATGTGTGCAGTAATCGCACAAGTTATTAATCCAAATAAATCAACAGGCAGCATTGAAGTCTTGAAAAGTTATGCTATTAATGATTGTTCAACTGAGGGCATAGCACAAGCAATTCGTGTTGATTTCCCAAGACGTAGAATTAACAGTATTATTGACATGTCAGGCACACAACTTAACAGAGATACTACTTCACCATTTGGTATTACTGATCGCATATTATTAGAGAAATATGGTTTCACAATTGTCAATAATCGCAATAGTAATCCTCTTATTGCTGATACTGATAACACCAGTAATAGTTTTATTAATCGTGGTGGACTAGTCGTTAAAAAAGATGACAAAGATATATTAGAAGCATTGGGAACATATCATTTTGAAGATGGATCAAGAAAGAAACTGGTTAAGTATACCGAACAAACATATGCTCACATCGATGGTCTTGGAGATTGTATTCGCTATGGGATACATCATCTATTTCCCATCAATCATGGCGATTTGCTCGTTCCCGACTATCAGACGAATGATCCAAGATACAATAGCAGGCCTGGTATGGAACACTTACCATATAGCCCGATATATCCAGGTGGACCAAGTTGGGAAGAATTAATGAATCAAGAAAATAATGGGAATGAAGATTATGTCACGTACTAGAAAAAATATATTGCATCCTGTAGAAGTGTACAGGAATTATTTTACTCGTCATATAAAAATTGACGAAAACGATTGCCATCGATGGATGGCTGGTAAAAATAACATTGGTTATGGAATGTTTAGATACAAACATGGTATGTGTACTGCACACAGAGCCATTATGGATATGGAAGGTCATGATATCGTAGATAAAGTCGTATATCACACATGTGATAATTATGATTGTGTTAATCCAGATCATTTACGAATAGGCACATTGCAGGATAAAGCAGATGTAATGACTGAAAAAGGAAGATCAGGCGTTAATTGGTCTGATAAAGCACGACACAAAACATGTCCTCATTGTGGTTATGTAGGTAGTCCTGCCGTTATTGGCAGACGACATGATGATAAGTGTAAGGATAAACCATGATTTACAAAATGTATAAATACATTATGGCCGCTATTCTCGCGGCTAATAATGCCACGAGAATATTATAAGGATTAGTTGAATGAAAAATTCATATTTAATGAGAAAAAACCCAATATATGGCGCAATATATGAAACAATGGTGCAATATCAATATGCATACCTAGGTGGGTATATCTTTAAGGGATATGTTCGTAAAAAAAGACCAAGTGAAGATAGTGTTATTCATATAGATTTAATTAAAAATACAGTTGCACAACCAATTTGTCGTTACATTGTAGATACAATTAATGATGTATTATTTGAGCCTGGAGTAAAACGTCTTATTCAATTTGCAAGTCCAACTGGTAGTAAAATATCTACTGATAATATGGAGTGGCAAGAATTATTTCAATTAGACGCAGATTTACAAAATCGTACATTGTCTGGTTTCATGGAACAAGTAGGTGATCTAACATCAATCTTTGGTCACTGTTGGGTATTCGTAGATATGCCTACACATGAACAAGGTAATCTTGGTAGACCATATGTTTGCGCTGTTAGTCCTTTAGATGTATGGGATTGGGAGTTTGACATATATGGCGGAAGACCTATATTAAAATATGTTAAAGTCAAAGAAAAAGAAGATGCAGAAAAAATATATTTCAAATGTTATCATTTAGGTGATAGCACAACTCCAAGTTATTGGAAAAGTTATGAAGTAGAAAAAGCAAATCCAGAATCAGCAGCAGAATTAGAAAGTGAAGGTACTTTCCCAATTGGTATGGGTATCCCTGGTTTTATTGCATATGGTCGCAGAGATCCTAGATTAATTGATATCGGAGTAAGCGATATTGATAGTGCTAGTGAAGCAATGCGTGAACATTATAAATTAGAATGTGAAGCATATCAATCAATTCAATTTGCAAAAACAATTATCCGTGCTGATAATGGTGTTAAAGTACCAGCACACGCAGGTGCAATTGTAAGAGCAACACAAGGTCAAATTGAAGCAATTACAGTTGATACTGGTGACGTTGATAAAATTATTTCAAAGCAACAAGATATTTTAGAACAAATTGAAGCGTTAACTGGTTTAGGTGGTCTTCGTTCAAGTAAAAATCAAGTACAATCTGGTGTCAGTATTATTGAAGAACGTAAGCAATTACATAGAATTGCTAAATCAAAAGCCCGTGAAATGGAAGTAACCGAAGAACAAATTTGGACATATGCGGCTAGATTTATGGATATGCGTTGGGCAGGAGAAATTATATACGGTACTGATTATGAACAACATGATACCAATTATCGTATGGCTGTAATGCAAAAGGCAAAAGATTTACTACCTGACAATGAATTTGTTAATGGTATGATATTACAAGAAGTAGTTAGTATGCTTGCACCAGGAGAAGAATTGCAAGAATATCGTGATGCTATATTACCTTCATTACCTGAAGCATTACGTAAATTGCAAATAGAACAAGATACAGAAGTGTATTCACGTGATTTAGGAAGTCAAATTCCAACAGATCCACAATATGAATATATTAATGGTGAATATGTAAAAGTATCTAATGATCATACTGATGATGATGATAATGAAGAAGGTGCAGGTGAAATGGCAATTATGTCCAATAGTACAATTCAGTATACTGGTCAAAGTTACACAACACAAGATGCAATTGCAGTACAATTGACCGGCATTAACTCTGGTCGATAATAACAAAGGATACAACATGTTAGCAGATAATTTAAAAGAGATTTTATCAACCACTTATGCTTATAAAATTAAAGCACAAAACTTTCATTGGAACGTAGAAGGAAGTAATTTTCCTCAGTACCATGAATTGTTTGGTGACATATACAGTGATAGTGATTCAGCAATTGACCCATTAGCAGAATATATTCGTACATTAGATGTGTATGCTCCGGGCTCATTAAAAAGATTCAGTGAACTTTCAAAAATTGAAGATCAGTTAAAAATTCCTAAAGCAGAATTAATGCTTAAAGAATTATTGAAAGATACAGAAACATTACTTGGTATTATTAATGATGCATTTGATATTGCGACAACTGATCGTGAACATGGCATTGCAAATTTCTTAGCAGATCGTTTAACAGCACACGGTAAGTATAGATGGCAACTTTCTGCCACATTAAAATAAAATGATAAATACATATTATATTCGGTTATTACGTAATAATTAAAGGAAACAAATGAACGATTTTAAAGATGAATTCGTTGGCAACGATAACGCCGCTGATAACCAAGCAGCAGACCCAGGTCTAGATAATGGTACCGATGCATCTAAAGTTAACCCTGGATCGATTCGCAAGAGTCAAACTCAGAGTATTCTTAATGCTCTATCTAACGCAGCCGGTGTACAGTTTGAATCTGTAGAGGCAGCAGCAGCATGGGCAGCAAGAGTTGGTGCAACACAAACAATCGGTGGCAACGTACAGCCAGTGGAACAACCAAAGCAATCTAAAGGTCGCCCCGCTAACAATGACTTGCATGAACAGTTTAATAAACTTCAACAAGACCTTGCAGTAAAAGAGCAACGGTTACGTGAAAAAGATTTAGATACTGACATTCAACGTTTCATGGGTGAAAAATTTGATCCTGATTTGCTAGATTATGCATTAAGTAAAGTTAAATCTAATATTCAATGGAATGATGATGGAACTTACAGCATAGTTAATGGCAAAGGTCAAGAGCGATATGGAAGTGATGGTAACCCACTTACGCTACAAAGTTTGGTGCAAGATGTCGCAAAAGGTAATCCTAAATTACTAAGACAATCGCAACAAAATAGTGGCTCAGGTTTACGTCCAGGACAAGGTGGATTCGCAGGTGAAATGGGGGAAAGTGTTCCCGATTATACACGTGATCCAGCCGCATTCAATGCATGGGCCAATAGAAATGGTCTAGGTAAAAATGTAGGGTTGCGTGGCATGGGAGTGACTGCAACCGTTAGTTCTGGCAGTAAGAGAATTTTATAAAATTGCCAACAATTAAGGAGATTTAAAATGGCTTATGTATTAGGTGGTTCAAACAATGAATCTGACGGCTTCACAACCGCAATCGCAAACTTCGCTTTACGTGCTATGCACGAATCAAATGGTATGGTCAATTTGACCAATGTCGTTACACCAACTCAAGGTAACGAGTTCTTAGTTCCTAACTTCGCTCCAATCACATATCAGGATTACAATCCTGCTGGATCTGGTGGCAACGTTCAAGGCGACGCTTCAGAACAAAACCCAGCATTGGGTCAAGGTTCTATCACTGCAACACCTGCAGTAGCCGCAACCGCGTTTGATGCATTTTATTCATGGACTACATCATTCCAATTGGCTGCTACATTGGGTGCTGAATTAGGTGAAAGTTTTGCTGAAAAAGTTGACCAACGAGTCGCTGGTGCTTTCACAAGTTTCAAAGTTAGTCCAGGTAACACTTACTATGCAACTAGTGCAGACGGATTTGATCGTGTTCTACAATTAGGCGCTATGGAATTGGTACCATCAGGTGTAACACCAGGTGCGCCAACAGCAGGTTTCACTGCAAACACTGTTACTGAACTAGTTCGTTTGATTAAACAAAACTTCAAAGTAGCACGTATGCCTGGCAACCCAGTTATTATCATTGATAGTAATGGTAATGATGGTGTTATCGGTTCTAGTTTAACTCGTTTGTTAAGCGAATTGACTGGTGGCGCAGTATCACAATCAGGTGGTTCTAATCTATCTGCATTAGGTAACGAATTGTTATCTACAGGTCGTATTGAAAACATATATGGTTGCCAAGTTATGTCAACAACATTCTTGTCAAGTGCTACACGTCCTATCGCAGGACTAGGAAATGGCGCATATCCAGTATTAATTGGTGGATACTTCGGTGACAGTGCAATCTTCACAGTTATCAAAGAAGGTCTACAGATCAAAACTGGTGAGAAGCCAGGTGGTCTACAAATGTGGTTAACTGGTCTAGGTTATTTTGGATCTGGTGTGGGTGACCTACGTCGTGGTGGCGCAATCAATATCGTTCAAGATTAATATTGAATAAGAGGGAGT